GCTTCCTGCAGACCGTGTGTATACTGGTGTGAAAAGATCAGTGTCCACACCCAAAATTTGGATGTGAACCAGTAAACTGCACGGCGCTAGGATGCGCAAACTGTTGTTTCCATTGCGCTCAAAAAGCAGAGAGCCATGGATAAGGACTGGATTGTCAACAAATAACAGTGCAGGTGTTGCGCCAACCGCCTCTATCTTCCCATCAAGTGGGTTGACATATTGGGGGCGCGACAGTTCCACCTCATACTCCACGAATAATTCGCCAAGTTGGGTAGTGGAATTTGCATTGAGTGCTGACATAACAAGTAATTTGCCGGCATCATATGTGTTCAGAGTGCCTGTTGATCCAGCTTTTCGTGTGAAAAGCCAGTTTGAAGGTGGCTGAACGTTCAAAATGATGTCCTCCCACGGTGCTTCTTCAACGTTTGGTGTAACGTTGAAAAAGTCAGTGCGAGTCTGGGGTGTGCGAGCTGATGGGTCATATTGGAATGACAGCGCAACCCGCCCCTTCTCGGTTGTACTACTAGCACTCACGTAGGTAAACGTGAGTTTGTGGAATTTGTATTTCTCAAATCCGCGTGCTATGGTCGACAGCCAATTGAAGCAGGATTGCATACCAGGGTTAACATCAACAGCTACTATGGATTGTGTCAGTGAAGAAGTTACCAACCGTAAGTACTCTCGGTGCTTTATAACCGTGTTGGTGCCTCTCATTGACGTCATAGGCTGTGTGATGCGAACCGTTTTGCTGCGCGCCACCGGCGCATAACTTGTTTGTCCATTTGCTTTGTTCTTGGTTTGTTGGGAACCCTTGGGTTGAGTTCCACGTAAGTTGCCGCGTTTGGTCATGGTTTGTTTATATGGTATTGTTCGTAAATTATTGTGTATTAAATCAAGTGGCTTAGGTTGTATGACGTTCGTTTCAGGGCCTAGTAAATGGAACCACCTAGGTACGCGGTTCGCTGCCACTGCCACTGCTGCCACCGTTTGTTGTAGCGACTTGCCAAAGTTTTGCCTGATAAACATATTATCAGCATTGGTTAAGTTGCCACTGGTGACTGCAGTAGCATAAGCGGCATCGTGTTCTCGGCACGTGGCGTCAAACTCATCCACTGGCTCTGACAATCCTACTACACTGGATTGGTACTTCCCGTCAGACCACCCTGGGCCACAGTAATTTCCGTGATACCTATATGTCATGTTTTGTTATTGAATAGTATGGGAATGAATTTCTATCAGACGGCTCAATTGTGGAGTAGTCAACGGTAAATGACTTGAAATAGTCCTCATAAGCCCTTTGCTCATCAGGTGTGATGTCAAAAGCTGTGAAGAATGATGCCCTCGTTTCAGGGGCCACTTCCTCCCAACGTGCTACCAATCCTTGAGACAATAGTTTCATCCCAGTTTGCATGGCTACTGCATTGCTAAGTTTCCCGGAGGACTTGGCTTGGCTGTTACACAGGGAGTAGAACGCTTGTACCACAGGTATTCCCGGTGTTAAAGCCATTCCTGCCTCTCCGATTGCTTTCAGCCACGTGCGAGCAGCATTGCCATTATCAATTGGCAGAACCGTCATGGTGTCCTTTGCTAGTGCTGTGTGTATGTTGCGCACCATGGTTACACCATGTGGTGTACGCACGGGGTGCATTTGACAGAACTCAATATGCTCCAACTCATAGCAAGGCTCTTCCACTGTCATTCGAAATCCAAACCGCAGAAACCATTTATCTAGTCCAAAAGCAAATTTGTGTAAGTCTTTCTTTTCCATAAAGACCACACAGTCATCACCATTGTTGACTAGCTTAACATGAAGTCCACGTTCCTTTGCGAGGGTCCAGATCAGGGCGCACATTATGATGCAATTGCCCAA